AAAGTATATTTTAATTTCTTATAAAATTCTTTTAGAAATAAAGAACTTAAATTTTGAACAGTTGATCCAGCAGAATGTGCTTCTGCAGTGGAAGTGGAAAATACAAGTTCTTCTTGGTTTAAATCTTGATGATAATCAGTAATTCCACTAAAACCTCTAATACAACCAGTAAAACTATTTGTAGTTAATCCGGTGTATGTAATAATTTCATCGTCGATTTTAAGAATTCCATATTCATTTGGAAATCCCTTTGTACTAGAGACACTGATAACAGTAGAATCTGATAATAATTCTACTTCTAAAGTCGTATTATCTACAATAACTTCTGGTTTTAAGTTATCAACCTTTAAATATTGATCAAGGTTGTCTGTAATATCAGAAGGTCCACCCTGATATTCTTGCGAAATATAATATTGCTTTAAAAAGTCAACTGTTTTAGGACTTTCGTCCAAAATAAAACTTGGAATCTGGCTATTGATAAGGTCTTGTACCTTTACCTTAGATTCAAATCCAGTCTGTATCATATTATTCTCTTATTAAATTTCCGTTTGAATAACTTGAAGTATAAAAATCATTGACAAATCTGGTTCCAGATATTTCATCTCCAGATGCAATCACATCTCTTACCATATTTATTGAGCTTTTAGAAGTATCTAATGAGATATACAAATCTCTCAGTCCCACTACATCATTGGACTCTGGGAAAGCCTGTATTTCTATCAAACCATTACTTAAAGAAGTTGATGTTATATTTACCGTACCTAAATTTATTTCCCCCTTTAGGTAATCCACTGTTCCTGCAGATTTTACAATAACCCTTACATTATCAGAAGAAACTCTTTTTACAATTGACAATACTCCAGTTTTTAAATCTGGATTTGGAACATCCGTCAAATATACTGTACCTTCTTCACCTGCAATATTAAATCCTGTAGATTTAATATTATATCCCTTCTCATTTACATGAAATCTATTTCCATAGCATAGTTCATATTGTGCAAACACATTAAAAACCGGTCTCAAATCTCTACGAATAATAATTTTTGTAATATTTGATGTAATTGAAGTGCTAGTATTGTCAATAACCTGTTGCATTTTACTATATTTAAATCTTCCACCAAATTTATTTACATCAAAAGACTGAGAATATTTTTCAATTGAATTTGTAACTAATGCTTTAAGTGAGTTTGGAGATGATGATTGTGAATAATTATAATAAACATAACTATCAAGTTCAACGTAAAGTATTTTAAGATCTACTATTTTTTGATTTATTCCAGAAATTGAATATTGTTTTATTTTAGAAAGTATTTGAGATTTATCAAAGTCGGAAACAAATGTTCCGTTCTTTGGTTTAATGCTTATTTGAACCGTCCCAAATTCTGGCGGATCTAATTCTTCTCCACCGACAATTGATACCGATTCCGTATTTGGGTATATTTTTTTTATAATAGATTCATAATCTCTTGATGTAACTGCTCTATATTGGGAGGAGTATAATTTGGGAGCAAAGTACTTAATCGAATCTATCGATTCAATTTCTCCACCATTGATCGATGATTGATTTGTTGTTACTACAACTGTACCTGGAGGAAGAGTAATAGTAGTACCAGGATCGACAGTAACTACTTCACCTGGTGGGATGGGTGTCCATGTTCCGTCAGGGTTTTTTATAACGGTATCATCTGGATCTGACCAAGTGTATTCATTACCACCTCTACTTCCATCAGGTGCAGGAAGATAACCAGTTCCGGGTTCTATAATTTCAATATCTGTAATACCAGTTTGAGTATTACCCTCATCATCGGTATAAGTATCTACAATAGGTCTAATGTATGCACCTTTACCCTTACCACAGTTATCATATACTTTTCCATAAGATTTGTCATCATATCCAAATCCAAAACTTATCATATCAATTCCAATAACCTCACCCAAGGAACCAATAATAAGATTACCAGCAGCATTACTACCAGAACCAAAGAATTGTGCTACTGGTGGTCCACAAAATACAGGTCCAGTATCACAACTAGATTGATTGAATACATCACCAAAATCCATGTTGAATGCATTATCAATACTGTTTCCTATGTTTTCTCCAGAAGTTTCAAATGATGCTGCAATGTTCTTTGCTTTACCAATAATAGATTCAATATCTCCTGCAGATACTTTACTGGCACCACTTAAAATATTCCACTCATCAACGGTCGAACACTGCGGTTTTTCTTCACAACTTAAGAATGAAAGTACATCAGCAATAATACCTAGAATCTCTCCAACGATACCAGCAGCCTGACCAACCAATGATGTTATTGATGACAGTGCATTGTTTATAATATCAGATATTCCACTAATAAGTTTTCCTAGAATATTACCGATTAAATTTTCTACCAGACATTCTAGTCCATTAATAACTTTATTTGCGGCATCTTTAAGAAAATTACCAATCATAGACAACAACTGACCGATTAACTTTCTAAAAAGACATGCAATCAAATCATTGATATTCTCTACTGCGGTCTTAAGTGCAGGTCTTTCATTCGGGAATAGAAGAGAATATGTTTTTTTGAGTGCATTATTAGTGGTCTTAATGACAAACTTTTGAATTTCGGTAAAAATCCACTTTATTCCACTTGCAACAAATTTTGTTGCCTTTTGAAGTTGTTTATCAATTGCATCTTGAATATCAGAAACCTGAGTTTGTACTGCTCGACTATAGTCATAAACTGACTTCTGAATTTTTTGGATTTCTACAACAACATTCTGAATTTCTTTTTGTATTTTACCTAGGGGTATAGGTTCACAATCAGGTGGAACTGGTAATGGTTGTGTAGATTCATCCTTTGAAGCTTCAGATGCTGCATCTATTACTGTTGTGGAATTAGTAGCAGATTCCATCACGGAGGGATTGTTAGGTGTTCCTCCTGATGTTCCAGGAACAAACATGTTCCCACCATTATCTTCAGTCTGATCGGGATTAATAATTTCCCCACTAAGTTTTATTTTTTGTGCATAATAAGGTATATCAGCATCTGGTGTGAACCCACTAAAATTATTAAATCTTACTCCTTCTGGTCTGTTTTTCGCAATTGCTTGATATTCATTCCTTCCAATAACCGCACTGATGATAGGTATTTGACCTTCTTCACCATCAAGAAAATACCCACGAACACAATCACCTTGAGCCAAGTTTGCAGATTGTGATGATGACCTACCACCACCACCGGCAGTTACTGGATATTCAACATACGCCCACTGTAATTCTTCATCAGTAACTTCTTGAGTATCATAAGGTGAATACCCTATAATTGCAACTCTATATCTCTCACCAAAACCTCGTATATCTTCATTACTTGGTCGAGGACTACTTGGTTTATTTTCTTTCCACGAGTCTTCACTGGCAATTTGACCTACCCACCAAATATACCCATCTCTTCCTATTGAATGTGTCTTAATTATACTTTGATCTAACATCAGATTGCACCACCAAAACCTGTAGTTTTACCGAAAGAGTCTCTTACCAAACCCAAACTCGTATATGTTTCTCTTGGAGTCACTCTATGACATACACTTGCTACCATATATTTACCTCCACTTTGTTGGTTAGTTTCTTTATTTAATTTAGTTTCTAGTTGAGGGAAATCACATTCAATTATATCACCTGCCTTAATTGAAAAATCACCAGCAATCATAATATGTGTTTGAACCGTAAACATTTGATTGTATCTCATTATTGTCTGGACAAGTGCTTGTTCAGAATCAAAATTCTGTTTTGTGTTATCACTCTTCCAGGTATCTAATTGTTCATTACCTGTCCCATTTGGATTGACACCAATATCTTTAAGGTATGTAAAATACCTAGTCGGACTTTTAATAAATTTTTCATTTACATTGATATAATCTCTACCAGCAGTTTTTACACTATCTTTTGCGGTATCAATATTATAATCTATCTTTTTATGAATCATTCCAACAAAATCAAAATAAACCGTATTATTACTATAAGCACCAATACT